ATAAATAATATACAAATTAAAGTAATAAATATTCTAATAATCCTTGTGGAATACTATATCTTTGTAATAATGTTGTTTTATCGGGCATTTGAATATTAGGGCGTTCTGTTAAGAACTGTTTAGAAGAAGCACCTAATCTCATAGGATGTTTAGGATTTCCAGTGCATTTACATAATACATTATCTAAATTTCTATTTGTTAATATTTTTGTAGGTTTTTTATAGTTATAACCAAAAGCACAATAATCAACAATAACAAAATCTTTTTTGAAATTTTCATTTTCAATAAAGTCAAATATTTTAGAATATCTAGGATTTTCAATAAAATAATATTTTGGTTTTAAATATTCTATAATTTCAATAGTTTTATTAATAAATATACTATCTTTTTTTTGTGCTTCATATAAATCTTCTTTATCTTTCCATTTTTTTCCTATATGTGTATATTGTAATTGACTATATACTTTACATTCAGGCGAAGCCCAAATAATATCAAAGTATCCTATATCAAATTGTTTATAATCAAATTGCATAATATCACTTACTATTGTTGGTTTATACTTTTGTAATATATCTAAACTAATAACTTCTACATTATTATTATTTTCATAAAATTTTGTGATGGATCCACTGCCTTTAAATAATTCTAAAACTTTCATACTTTTATATAATTTAAAAATATAAAAAAATATTATAAAACCGTTAATTATGTAATATAAATAAAAAAATTATAATGATAAATAGTCTAAAATCCCCTTATGAGTATTAAGTAATCCATATAATTTAAATTATATGGAAGCATTACTAATAGATTATAAGAAAATCGCTTAATATCCATATAATTAATTGATTTTTACTGATATTTAATTGTTTTTTTTACTTTTACATTAATTATAAGTTATAAATTAATATATTATATTGATATATAAATGAAAAAAAAATTATTAGAAATATTTTGTGGAACTAAAAGTATTTCAAAAGTATTTGAAAATAATGGATGGGACACTTATACAGTAGATATAGATTCTAAATATAATCCTACTGAATGCATTAATATATTAGATTTTGATTATAAAAAATTTGATAAAAGTTATTTTAATCATATTCATTTTAGTCCTGATTGTAGATATATGAGCCAAAATCAACAGACTTGGTATAATAGATATAAAGGACGAGGTGATAATAAATATTTATTTACACTAGAAATTCATAATGAAAAATTAAATGATAGTGATAAACTATTACATAAAGTAAATGAAATTATTAATTATTTTGAAAATATTACTTTTACAATTGAAAATCCTTATCATAATAAATTCAATAGTATTATAAATAGAAATATATTAAATTATCCTTATGAAATTGTTGATTACTGTATGTATAATCATCCTATTAAAAAACCTACTGTTTTTATTAATAACTTTAATTTAAAATTAAAACGATGTGATAAATCACATACTCATATAGAATGGAAAAAATTTGCTAGAAAAGATGGATTAGATAGTAGATATAAAATTCCTGAAGAATTATGTATTGAAATATTTAATCAAGTAAATACTTTTACATTAATTTAAAATTATAAATTAAAATATTATATTGATATATAAATGAGTTTTACAAAAGATAAAGATAGTGATAATTATATTACAAATAAAGAAGAATGGTTGAGAATAAAAGAATATATTCCAAAAGATAAATTAATATGGTGTCCATTCTATTGTGACGGATCTATGAAAGAATATTTTAAAGATATGGATTTAGATATTATACATAATGACGAAGACTTTTTTAAAAATAATAAAGGAGATATAGTAATTGATAATCCGCCATTCTCTAAAAAAAAAGAAGTATTAATTAGATTAAAAGAATTAGATAAACCATTTATATTAATAATGAGTTCTATGTTATTAAGTTATAAATATTTTCAAGAATTATATAAAGAAGATATACAAGTTATTATACCACAAACAAGAATTAAATTTAGACATTTAAATAGCAGTAATAATAATTATACACCTCCATACGCAAGTTTCTATTTTTGTTATAAAATGAATTTAGATAAAGATTTAATTTTTATTTAATTATAATTTATTCCAATTTATTCTATTTCCTTTTTTTTTAATTTCTAAAGCTTTTTTAATTTGACTTTTTGTAAATGATTGTGCTAATGAAGTAGTATTTTTATTTACTTTAATTGTAGGACGACAAATTGTGGGATTTTTTTTTTGTTTTGGGTGTTTTTCACCACAAGCAGTTAAATTTTTAATATTAGATTCTATACCCATAGCAATAGGAGTTAAATTTTTCCACTTTTCTTTATTCCAAGTAGCAGTTCCACTTCTTTTTAAATTTTTATTTATTCTTCCACCAAGTCTTTCATATTCCTCTACTAAATACATAGATTTATAAGCACTATGTTTTTTATACTTTTCATCAGCTAATTTTTTTGCACGATTATAAATATCTTTATCTAAAAATTTATTACTCATATATTTATATATTATAAAATAATTTACATAGCACTAGATAAATCACCATTAGGAGCCATTTGATAGAATGATTCAACAATAGAGAATGTAGTAGCAGTGCAAGCAGCAGCAAGAGCAACGGTACAATCTAATTCAAGAACAGATGGAGATGAATTCTGTGCCGAATTGTAACCAACCATTCTTAATCCGTCGTCGCTCATCTTTTTAAGATCAACCGAGAATAAACCACGAGGAACATTAGTTCCAGTAGTAGCGGGGGAAGCAGCATATACACCGTCAAATTCATTTACTAACTGTCCTACGGATACAGTAGATTTAGCATAATCTTCACCGTGTTTTGCTAGTGCTTTAAGGGTTTCTTCGTGGGCGCGACCAAGATTTAAACCGTCTTCTGCTACTGATAGTTTAATATTGGACGCGGGAAAGTTAGTTCCATTTATCTGGTAGTGGAACTCTGTTATTTTATCAGTAGAATTTACATCAGTATAACCGAATGAACCATTTGAGTAATTAGCATTAGTAGAATCAGCAGTTGCTACTCGTAGAGCAGTAACCATACCAAGACAACTAATAGAGCGGTCGTTAATTTGGAGAGTTTTTGTTCCAGCAGCTAAAGGAACAGCATTAATATAAGTTTTTGCCGTAGTTCCACTCCACATTATGCCTTCCTGCGCTACTACGGATTTATAGCTAGCTAATACATCGCCATTTAATACTTGCATAACCGGACAATATAAAGTAGGATTAGTGATAGTGTATGTAACTGCACCAGCAGAAGCTAAAGCCTGTGTATTAGGAGCTAGACGAAGGACTAGTTCTAATTCAGTTAAACCCATAGGGAGTGCTTTACCTAGATTATTTTTTAATAAACCAGATTCTAATTGAATAACGAAATGTTTAGAATGTCCTGTGCTAATAAATTCACCAGCAGCAGAGTTTTCAACTGGGACAAGTAATCCGTTTGTAGCGGCAATAAATGCATCTTTTTGAGCATTTACAGATGTAATTAAAGCAGCAACATCCGCTCCGGAAACATTACCAAAAGCACCAACTGTATTTTTACAATTTAAACCACCAGAACCAGATTCAGTTACTTGTTTATAAAGATCATTAACATCATTATTATAATTTTGTCTAATAGCATTATATAAACCATAGGAGTTAATCTGTTCTACAATTGAACCATTAGCTTCAATAGTCATACGGTCAAATACACAACCAGCATGAGTATCAATAACAGCATCAGCAGTAGCAGTTGTTATTTGAAAATGTAAATAATGTTTTTCAGTTTGCATAAAACCATTTGCTGAAATTCTTATGCGAATTTCATTACTACCAGTAGGACTAAATGAAACACCATTGACGCTTGAGAAACGAGCTAATGTGGTTTCAGCTTGAACAGCAGAAGCCCCCATTAGTCCGTATCTAATACTTTTCGGCATATTTGAATTTGTAATAGACATATCTATATTAGTATTTTAGAAAATATTTTTAAATTCTAATTTAATTTAAAAAAATATGAAAAATAATTCAAAATTTTCTTAAATTCAAAAAATAAATTTAATTAAAGTATTTTTAATTAAAAAATAAAATATATTAATATAATGAAGATAGTAGAAAATAAAGAATTAAATAATATTGCTATTACAAAACAAAGCATAGATGATACAAGTGATTTACCTTATATACCACCACATCCATTACCAGCCAAAAGTTTTGCTATGTTAGTAGTCGCCCCAGCTGGTGGGGGCAAAACTTCATTTTGGACTAGTTTATTATTAAGTCATCCAACTAAAAAAAAACCAGATATAAATAGAATCTATTATAGATATTTTGATAAGATTATATTATTTAGTCCTTCAAAAGATACTTTACCTATGGATAAATTAAAATTAGATGAAAGTAGATGTTTTTTAAAATATAATGATGAAGATTTAATAAACTTTATTGAAGAAGAAAAAGAAGGTGAGAATTTAAATAATCTTATTATATTAGATGATTCTATTAAACAAATTAAAAATAATAAAGAAATTCATAAATTAGTATTAAATAGAAGACATATTACTCATAATCCAGACGAAGATAATAAAGCTGGTTTATCAGTACTGATTACTAGTCAAAAATTTAATGCAGCGGATACATATTTACGGAATAATATGAGTGATATTATTATATTTAAAACTTCTGTTAAAAATGAATTAGAAGCTATTAAAAATGATTTAATGAGTGATTTAGATAAAGATTTACAAGATAAATTATTAAAAAAAGCTTTTGAAAAAAAGTATGGATTTTTATACATTAAAAATTATATGCCTACTGTTGATAGATATTATATTAATTTTGATAAAGTAGTATTTGAAGATTTAGATGGTGATGGTGAAGATGATATTATAATTGAAAATGAAAAAAATGATAAAGTAAAAAAAGATTTAAAAAAATAAATTTATAAAATATTATGGAATTTTTAATTCAACAAAAATTAAATACTTTATTAAAAAAAGAAGTAAAACATTTTAAAAATTTTATGTTAGATGAAAATTATGAAGAATTTAAAAATTATGATACTGAAGCATGGTTTAGTTTATATATTTATTCTATTATAAATGATTCTAATGCATTAAAACAAGTAAAATTAAAAAGTATTAAAGCTGGAATAAATCAAAAAGACTTTAACGAATTTTTTTATATTAGCATGAAATGGTTACGAAAACAAGAATTAGGTTTATGGAGCTGGTATGAAGCTGATTATTTTGATATAAAAATAGAAGATTGGAAACAATCCACTTTAACATATACTTTAATT